GTTCTAAAAACTTGAACACAGGGTCATCTGTGGCCTTTTTTGCTACTTTCTATAGATATACGAAAAAAGGTGACTGCTGTGGGGCTAATTCTGCGACTCTGTCGCCAAAATTAAATATCCTACGATTATCATTAATAGGCACACCCTGAGGAGCCACACCTGTATCATAACTATACTTTTCAGTTGCCATAATTATCTCCTAACTTTACCAAGGATTCTTTCCTTTAAAATCACTAACCAGTTCATCCATGATAGTATCTGCAGGAGTTCTCATAGAATTATTAGAAGCAGGCATTACCCCCATAGGACTTGGTACTTGCTGAGCATTTTGCATTTGCTTAAATGTCTCAGATGGTTGCGCAACAGCTGTATTAACTGTTTGCGTTCCAATTCCTGGGTTATGCATTCTCCATAACGCTACAAGATTCTCCATAGTAACTGAAGAATCATTGGAGTATTGCTGAACAAACTGAGTAGCTTCTTCAGGCGTTAGTCCATAATTAGCAACAACATGCTTTTCAGCTTCCTTAAATGCATTATTACGCTGTATTGCTAATTGTCGTTGTTGTTGAGCTTTTAATTGCTGTTGCTGCATCATATTTATAGTTTCCTGCATCTTAGCATTATTATACTCAGCATATAAACGATTGTATTCTTCTGTATTACTTTGCCATTCCTCTACCTCATCTAAATATCTGGCTGAATCACTAGATGGGTCAGTATAGGCTTCTTCACGGTTGAACCCTCTCGGTTTATTGGGTCTCTCAGGTGCTGCTGGAAACTCTTCCTCTTGCATTTGAGCACCAGGTTGAGCTTGTCCTTGGGCATGGTTCTGAAGAGCTTGCAAAGCTTCAGGATGTTGTTGAGCATACTGAACGTATGGTAAAACATCTTGCACTTGCTTTAACTCATTCTGAGCCTTAGTAGCCTGAGATTGCCAATACTCATAACGAACTTTGTCGTTATCTTGTGGTGTACCTGCATCTTGTTTCGTAGCATCAAGTGACCCACCAGGTATTCCTTCAGGGAGATGTTCTCCTCCAGGAGCTGCTTGGGGTTGTGCCTCATCATTTACTGCTTGAGCTGCCTCAAATGGGCCAGCTAAAGCATCAGCAGGTGACATTATATTATTACTTTGCTCTGCAGGAGCCTGATTCAGGGTATCCTCATTAAAAGTCATAATTTACCTCTTTCCTTTTTTTGAGCTGCTCTTGCTACTAGAGGTAAGCTCTTTTTTCTTTTCTTCTCGCATTTGCTCTCGTACTGTAGCTAGCACGTCGTCCAATCTCTTTTCATACAATGTAGTAGAAGCTTGAACTTTATTAGCTTGTTTATTAAGCTGAGTCTTAAACTTCTCTGTCTCTACACGTTGTTTCAGATGGACATTTTCTCTTTCGAAGGTTTGAAGGTCTCCCTCCAGCTTCTTAATTTCTTCTTGTTGTTGTTGCACTTGACCTTGTAGTCCTGCAACAATATCAGTTCTTTCTAATACACCTTCCATATCAAATACTTCTGTTTTCTTTAATACTTCTTGCTTATCTACGATACCATTCTTATAAGCATCCATATAGAGTTCAAGCTGTGCATATCTATTAGTAGGCAATGTTGCTCCTGTAACCACAATAACATCATACTTGCCAACTGTAATATCATTAAAGACTTGTATTTCGCCAGTCTTATCATCAATCAATTTTTTATTTATAACATATTCATTAATAGAATTATTTGGTTGAACAACTCTAACTATTTTTTCTGTTTTATAAAGTTGTTGCATTAAAGGTATAGCTACCTCACCAACTCGTTTCAATCCAGCTTCTATATCTGCAAGTTTAGATTTTATTCGTCTCTGACCAAACTCATCAATAGCTATAGTAGCTTTATATGTTTGAGGAGCAGCCCCAGAATTTCCTTGCATCATCTCAAATAGACCTAATTCATGGTCAATATCACTCTTAGCTGTTTGCTCATTTTGATAAAGAGCAGAAGGCAAAGCAAGTGGTTGTACTGGTACAGGAGCACCATCTGTGGGGTCATACGGTATAGCCACTCCTGGCTGTGCCCATTTATTCTCAAATGTTTTCATATCAACACTACCTTCTGGTACAAGTATCTTTGTATTTGTACTTGTAGTAGCGTGAGCTATTATAAGACTTCTAGTTTTATTGATATACTCCTGCAATCCCTTTACCATTCTAACATCTGATTGGGGAAAAGGAGTCCTTGCATGTAAATTCATAAATGGAATTATAGGATAATCACTTATCGGCATCATTCTTTCGTATAAAAGAGCATCACCAACTACAACTATTTGTTTAACCCTTATCATAATACTTTCAACAACTTCAATCATTCCTTTATCCATGAAATCTTTAAAATTGCTAATATGAAATTCTACGCCTTGTTGTTGCATTTGATTTAGCATATTCATATCTTCTACTACTTGACCATTTACAACAGCAGCAGGTTTGTTAATATACTCTTCAAATTCTTCTATGGTAAATACATGCTCTTTCCCTGAAAACTTTTCATTGACCCTAACCATCTTAACAGGAATCTTTTCATAACATTCATACCCACGTACATACTTTTCATTATCATCAGAAGTTATTTCCTCAGGGAATACTACAGCATCATTATCCCCTGCCCTATCAGTTGTAGGTCTATCACTATCAAAACTTCCCATAGCATTATTAATAGAATTTTTATAGATTGGATACATCCTAATAGCTTGTTCTTTAGTAAATAATCTAGAGATAATTATTTTTTCTGCATCATCACAGAATCGAGAACGACTATTAGGGTCAATATAAACATCTAATGGGTCGATATCTTTTATTTTTATCTCACCCTTACCATCATCAGCAAGAGGGTCTTGATAAACAAGAACAAGTCCCATCCCAGAAACGTAGTAATCATCAATAACGCTTCTCATAACTGTAATGCCATCTGAAATATCAAAAATGTATTCAAGCATTCCATTTACAACTTGTGCTACCTTATTATCACTATCTTCTCTAGGACTAACTCTAAATTGAGGTCTATTAGCTGTCAATAAAGCTTTAGCTGTTTCAACAGCAGGGTGTATCCTATTTACAACAATAGGGGAATGACCCCTAGTTTTTAATTTTTCAACCTGTGCTTCACTCCATTGTCGTCCAAGTCGATACTCTCTATCTTCTTGAACGTGTGTAGCCCAAGAGTCTCTATAATTGGAGTACTCTCTAAAGAGTTCGTGAACCCTTTCTACTGTCTTATTTTTGCTATTTTCAGCCATATATTTCCTTGGTAATATACATCTACATTGTCATCCAATCAAAATACTTCTTTACACCTTTTTGAGTGTTTTCTGTAAGTTCTTTTTTTCTACAAGGTTTTGCACCTTCAAGTGCTATCCATACTGAATCCATAATATCATCATGCTTCCCTTTTGGGTAAGAAAGAAATTCTTTTTGTGCTTCTAAATCTTGAGTTCTAAAGAAAAATTGTCCCCTTGCAAACATAGGAACTAATGAGAATAATCTTTCTGATTTTTTATTTCTTGGTTTGATTCCTTTTTCAAGTCCTGGAATATAAATATCTTGTTCCTGCATCATCTTACGAACATTAGCCCTTAACGCTTCCTGATAGGCTACTGTTTCTATTCTCATTCTTCTTGGTCTATACTTTTTAAAAGTATCTATTATTTTTTGTGGTTGTTCAGCAGGGTCCATTCTCTCTCTGACTATATCAACAATATATTTATTATCATCCGAGTCTATACCTAAAAGGATAATAACAAAAAAGTCTGCTCTTAAACTTAATGAACTTGCTGGGTCTATCCCTGCATAGAGTTCAATAGGTTTTATTATTTTTTCTCCATCAATAACTCTTGTGAGGCAAGGTTGACCCTCTATTCTTTCATAACCATAATGATGTAAGTGCATATACTCAGGCTTAAACGGAGCATTATCAGGAGATTGAGCTATATTCATATACTCTTGGAAGAAACCATTGAGGTTTCCTACCGAAGCATACTCTTCTTTTATCTCTTCAATCCTGCTCTTTGGGAATCTTTCAGGCCAGATACTATTCTCTTCTTCATCAACAATAGCATACCATAGGGTATTCCATGCTGACGAATCTTTTGCCCAGTACAAGAAGCAATCCTCAGAAATAACCGTCCCTATCATAGCAATTTCCCCTTCATCTGATAGAGATGGAATAACAGCCTCCGTTATCCATTTTCTATTTTTTGCTCTTGCTTCTGGAGTTGCTGCATTAAGTTCTGATTCAAAATCGTCAATAATAATAAGATTAGGCCTTGTATCACCTTCAATAAAACCCCTAACTCTCTGTCCTGTACCTACTGCAATTATCCTAGCTCCATTTGCTAAAACAATATCATTCCCTGTCCATTTAGACGCAGTATTAGGTCCTAAATCTCCAAACAACTCTTTAAATTGTGCTGAATGTGTCAAATGATACTTTATCCTTGACAAGAAGTTTATTGATTGAGTTTGACTCTCAGAAATTATAACTATAAACAATTCTTCATCACTAGCTTTAAATGCTACTCTATGAAGAGGTAAAATTAAAGACGTTACAGTTGACTTTGCTGTTCCACGAGGTGCTGCTATCAAAACTCTTCGTTGTCCCCTGTCTAGGAGAGCTTTGTACATCTCGTGATGAAAGGAAGGAGTCTGCCTTTTTAGGGCAGTTGGAAAGCAATACCTCCCAAACAGGGGCATATTACTCTTGAGCTTTTTTAGTGCCTGTACTTTTTCGTACTGGAGCTCATAATCCTCAATCGGTTGCTGGACCACTCTTAACTTCCCTTAGTTTTAACACCCTTTCTTCTTCTGCAAGCGTATCAAGAAGTTTTCTTGTAGCTGTTGCTTCTAATTGAGTAGTTTGCACCTGTTTCTCTTTATCTTTCATACCATGCATATCTTGAAGATTTTCTACTGCACGCATAAGATTAGTAACATCTTTTTTATCTTTAGCCATTTCAATAGCTTCTCTGAGCATATCAATAGTTTCAGCTTCTGAGAAACCTTTATCTTTCAATAACTTGTTTAATTCTTCTCTGACCATCTTTTTAAATGTCTCCGATTTCATCCATCTCTTATAAGTTCTATGCTCATTTTGTGTATGGTCCCCATAAGTCCAATCTATTGCTAGGTCATAATTCCCACACTGTGCATATACTTGTGCTAAGTTCTCACCCTTTTTCCCCCCAAGCTTTACTTCTATTTCCCTTTTCCCTGAAAGGGTATGTGGGGTCATTCTCCCTCTCGCTTTAAATTTTTTTTTATGATATTTAGGGTTGTAAAAGGTATATCCCCAAGGCATCCTGATATACTCATTATCTCCCATTCTGTTCCCATCATACATCTTTCGCTTAATGACGAGGCCTATATAACCATCATCACTTAAACCAAAAGTGCCCTCAGGGGCAACTTTCCAATGACTATACTCTAAGCCTTGCTCATTGGCCTCATCCTCAGTAAATATTTCATAATCTACAGGACCAGACTTATGATTAATTGTCATTTTAAACATTATATCGTTTTTTCATTTTCTCCATCTCTTCAATCTCTTTAGACTGAGAAGAAACAACATTCTGCAACATCTTATAGAGGTCAGAAGGTATCTCTCCTTTTTTATCAACTAAAGATTTAGCCATCATTATAGCCCCTTTATGATGTGGAATCATCTTCGTTACAAACTCAAGAGCTGTACTTACCATGTGTTGATTCATATCCATAGTAAACTCTTTCTTTTCATTAGAAGTAAGTTTATACATCCAAGGATTCATCTTTCGCAGTCTATTTCTAAGTCCTATAGTAGAAACTAAAGATTTATTAAACTTGTCTCTAGCCTTTTGTAGTACTGATTTACTCCCCATAATATCCCTCTTTAAATTCATTTATGAGATAATCCATAAGCCCCTTTGGTTTTTTAATCATAGCATCATCTGACTTAGTAACCATTTTAACTACCTCACTATGCCCTTTTCCTGAAATTTCCTGGTAAGCTTTCCTAGTCTTAAAATATTCATCACTTAACTCACTATTAATATCGCCCAGGCCATTACTATGAATAGTATTCTTTAGATTAGATATTTTCTTTTTTATTTTTTGATATTGCTCAGAACTATCAAAAACTTTCTTACCTACAGCTTCAGATATTTTTTTAGTAGCCATTGTAGGAAAAGAGTGAGATTCTGAAATAAGAAGCTTTACCTGCTCTTTTTTAGGGAAAGATGAAAGTTCCATAAAAACATTATCAATATAACTTTGACCAGTAAGGTCAAGGAATAGAGAGGGGTCGCCAGTATAGTCTTCAAAAGCATATTCTTCTGCTTTCCTATATAACTCTTCACCCAAAAGTTCTGAATCATTATTTAATTTTTCAGCGAACCTCCTCTTTTTCTCTTTTACAGCTCTTTTTGAAATAGCTTCAGCTCTTTTCCTTACATCAAGCAATTTTCGCTCTTCTTTACTTAGTCTGGCAAGTTTAAACCTTGCTTCCCTTACTTTCGACTCCATTTTATTTAAAGTGTTGAAATAATCTGCCTGGACCTTTACTTCATCTGTTATAACCTTACTTCTTTGAAGGAACTCCTTCCTCGACATTTTCTCCTTAGAAATAGCCTTTTTTAAAGTAGAAGCAACAGGGACTTTCCCTGTTTTAGCTGTTGTTTTTAAAAACCTTGATAAGTAATCTCCTACCTTCTTTAACGACATAAGAGGAGTAAAAGACAATTCTGCCTCTAATCCAGGTCCCCCTACAAATTTCTCTTCATCACCCCATAAAAAATTTTGAACCTTTGGAGTGTTATACTCGTCAATAATATCTTGAATTAAAGGGGTATGGTCAGTACTTAATCTTTTTCTGGCTCTTCCACTATTTCGACCCATAAACACCAACTCCTTGATAGTTTTTACCCTTGCCTAAATGAATAAATGTCTTGGCTATAGCTATATCCTTGAAGTAACCACTCTCAAGAGCTGCTTTTAACAGATTAGCCCTGAAATAACGACCCTTAATAGAAATATCTACAGCAAGCCCTTTGACATGGTCACCCTTGGAGTTAGATGAGACTTCTGCATTATGCTTCTCACATCTCCATCCTGAAGTAGTAACCATGGGAACACCCAGTAAACTACGAATCTTCTGTAATTCTATCATAAACACAGGGTCCATATGCACTTCTTCGCAACATGGACACATAAGTTCGCTAGCTGTAAAATTCTCTGTTAAGTTATCTCTCATTTCTTCCGTATCCTATAACTTAAACTTCCCTTTTTATAAGGAAACATCTTGTTTAAGATTCTCTGACGCTTCTTACACTTGTTGCATGGTTTGATACCAATCTTTCTAGTAAGATTAGCAACAGAGTCCCCTAAACCTTTAGGTGAAGTACTCATTCATCCACTTAGGTTGTGGTGTTGGTCCTCCTGGAAAACTACCTGGGATAGGTTTCTTTAGGGGAGGTCGTTGTCTAGGTAACGGTTGAGGCCCTGGTTGAGCAGCTGCAAAATTACCACCTGGCTGTGTATTGCCTACTGGACCTGGCTGTGTATTGCCTACTGGACCACCCTGAAGCTTATTTAATAAGTTCTGAGCTTGGTTAGACCATCTACCACCACTATTTGCTATCTGATTTAAACCTGGATAACCCTTTCTCCATCCTCCTGGAGGAGGAGTCCCATTTAACCATGATGGCTGCATTGCTCTGCGTGGGTCCATTCCACCACCACCACCACCTTGATTACCTGTTAAAGCAGCGAATAGTCCACCCATAGGAGGCATTCCACCACCACCCCCAAATAAACTTCCTAATGCTCCCATTCCTCCTTGTAAGGCGTTTTGTAAACCACCTCCTATATTGCCTAACCCCTGAGATAAACCTCCAAATAAAGCTGCAGGACCATTCCCTGAGCTAAATGCCTGTCCTAATCCCCCAAAGGGTAAAGAGTTTCCTATTGCTTGTCCTATACTGTGTGCCATTGCACCTCCTTTTCTTTTACCATGGTGTATTCCCACCCGAATTACGTTAGCTAACTACAAGGATAATATACCATAAAAAACTATTCTATAACAAATAAAAAAAACTACTTGACTAGTATACTAAAACCGTATATATTTAATAACTATAAGTAATAACTATAAGTAATAACCCTATATAACTACCTAAACTTAATCACCCCTTAGGGTGATGATTATACTAGTAGTCAGTGAATGTCATAAAACTGAGAGGTATGACTATCAACTACTACTTAGCAAAACCAATTTTTAAAAATTTTTTACAGAATGGAAGTTGGTGATACACATTGAAGTACCCCACTGTTTTTTAAGGGGTGTGGGTCGCTTCCCTCATTGACTTCTTATTGTATGAAAAAAACAGTGGCTACTTCAAAATGCCCCCTCCTTTCTTGGTGAGATATTGTCAAAAATCCACGGTAATATCTTTTTAAATATGTGGTACAATCAGTTGAATTAACAATAACTAAACATAGGAGATATAACAAATGACTGATACTAATACTAACGATAACACTCTTCCAACATTACGTGGATTTTTACATAGTCTAGGATTAATGTATGGTGGTATTTCTTTAACACCTAAACGTAAACTCTTCAAAGTCTTTACACAAGAGCCTAGTGCTAGTGCTGTAACTGCTGTTGAGAGCTATCTTGCTACTGCTGATACTAATCTTATTGATATCGACTTTGAAGGGGATGTGACATGTTTTAAGATTGCATTCCATCGTAAGTCTTCCAGTGATTATACTTATCGTGATAAAGACGGTAATGTGCATCAGTACAAGAAAAATGGTTTCATGATGATTGAAACAGTTGCAGATACTGAAGAGAGTGTTGCTCAAGACATAAGTCGTATGAAACAACAAAGAAATGTGCTCAATTCAGGCATTTCCTTTTAAGCAGTATCTTACCGTAACATAAGTGGCATCCAATTGGGTGTCACTTCCCTGTTACATCCTAAAAACTTACTGACTAATTACTGCGTTTTTAATAGTTTTATACAACAATACAGGAGTTACTGTGATATTTGATACGATGAATAATTGCTTATGTTGCTTTAATTTAACAGGCATAAATGAGCCAAGAGAAGTGGTGAAAGAGATTAATGGTAAAGAGGTAAAACATACCGTTAAGTTCACACCAGAAGATAACATTAGATACTTGTATGCTCTTGCTACAAATATCTTCTTAGAACAAGATGCTAAAGGTGAAAAGCGTAATTTTGCAATAGTTACACTCAGGGATAACATTAAATATTTTAATGAATATCCTGGTGAAAAACCTGATGGTGTTATAATAAAGGGAGTTAGAAAAGAATGGGAGACTAATGTATGATATTATCAATAATAGTATGGATTCTTTTAATAATGGGAATAATGCTTGTGTTCCACTCATTAATGGGTGAACATAGAGAACATAAAGAATGGCGAAAACATTGGGATAAATACTTCGATGAGAAGTTTAAAGACTAAGTGTTTATATCGCTACAAATGGCAATTGGTTGATGCTCTGGTCAAATATCATGGATGGACTAGAGCAAAGGCTAATAAACTAAAACATAAACAATTGTACGCAGTATGGTACAAGTTAGGAAATAATGATGGTAATAGAAAAACATGAACTAGACTATTCTCTAGATACTTATAGTATGCTTGAACAACAGGCTGATATTAATATCAATGAGATAGATGAAGCTATACATGGTAAAACATATAACGAAGAATTTTGGTTAACTAGACAACTAAAAAAGGCTTTTGCTTTTAATCGCACAACAGCTTGTCCAAAAGAAAGTAAAGTTGTGTATTTAAAGGATGCTAAGACAGTATATTTACTGGGCAAAGCAATAAAAGTAAGAGGTTTGGTAGCTGTTCCTCATTACATTGAGGGAGTAGTTGACCATTGGAAAGACGGACAAGTTGTTCGTAAAAAGCTAACACAAAAAGTAAATACTCACATGATGTCTAAATCTGCTTTTATGCATCCAAAGGCAAAGAAGGCAAGGTATGAGTTATGTGCTAATTGTAGTATAGTTAAATGTGATTATAATCTAAATAAGGAAAAAAGATAATGGGACGAGTAGGAAGACCTGCAACTGCAGCAAAAAAATTAGTGGTGACACATCCAAATATTAAAGGTGGAATACCATTTGATGCAGTAGCTAAAAATGCAACTGAATTAGCTAAAGACTATGAATTTAGTCTTGATAACATGGTTGTTACAGTTGATGGTGAAAGCTGGAGCAACAACAAAACATTTGTTAGTGATGGTGCTATTGTTGTGTTTCAAAAAAGTAAACAGACCTCAGGTTTGAGGTATTAACTAGTTAATTAATAACATACTGCCTCTGGCCTTGCTAGGGGCAGTATAATTTAAAGGGAATTTTATGATAAGAGAATTTATTGATAAAATCGAAAAAAGAAGAATAAAATACATTCAACGAACAAATAATGAAGTTTATAAAGTTGTTGATGAAGACTATAAAGAAAAGATGATACAATTTCTTGAATTAGAAGATGTTGAGATTTATGGCGATACATTAACATTTAAAATTGATAATGTTAAACTAAAATCAAGACCACATATACCAATGGCTAATGCTATAGTACGTATAGAACATGGTACAACTATGATTTATTGTCATTTTTATCAAGAGAATCAACAATACTTCACAGAAAATAGTTATTTAATAGATTATCGACATCCACACATATCAGATAATAAACCTTGTTGGGGTACATTTGAAACTCAAATACAAATAGCTAACAATCTTACTATACCAAACTATATGATGCTATATGCTACAATAAAAGCTTTTTTAGCAAAATATACAAGGAATGATTGTTACCATGAAAAACATAGATATATTCCTAGTTACAGAGGTCCTTTTTTGCTTGAAAAGGAAGGAATAGCAAGATATGGTTATACCAGTTATATTTCTGATGAAAGTTTTAAAACTCAGAAAAAACTTTATGATGCTGTTTCTGAGCAAATACAAGGATTAACTGATAATGAATATCTATTGATTTGTAATGAACATTTAAAGATGTTTTATAAATCTGCAAAAACACATAAGATTTTAAAATTGTTAAATGAAATGAGTAATTTTCTCAATTATTCTTTTGTAGGTTTAGATACTGTTTTAAATAATGAAAAAAGTAATTGGTTCTATAAAAATAGTACAATTATACGGAATCAATACAAATCTGTAAAAAATCAAATAGTAGAAAATATACCCACTGATTTTTCATGGGTAAACTTATGGGATAAAGAATCATCTGAATCAAAAACAATAAGCTCTAATCATTTCGATAACAGTATTACATTAGATTTTGAATCTTTTACTAAAGTAGAAGATTTTAATTTAAACGCAGAAGAAATGATTTCTTTTTTTGATGATTGGAAATGGTTAAATAGTATTGGGGATAGAGTTCAACGAATAAAGAACTATAACTCAAATATAGAAGGGTTACAAGAAGATATAAAATATGAAAGGGAATATATAAGTGACTGTATTAATAACGCAGAAAATGAAAGAAAAGATATCGTATCTAATGAATCGATTTTCAAGGATAGAATGGTCAGGACCTGCATGGTTTCAAGTAGTGACTGATAAAAATGGTTGGCCAGTATCATTTAGATTAATGTATTTTTATCCATTACATCTTGGAGATGCAACAACTACTGAATGGGATGGTGGAGATTTTGGGAAAGTCTATCCTAAAATATTAAAAGATAACAAAATCATACGCAAATGTGTTCAAGGGAACATACACTCTCATCATAGTATGGGACCAAGTTTCTCAGAGACTGACATTGACCAATTAGAAGATAATGCTGGGTCTGATACAGTTTGGCCTTCTTTAGTATGCTCTACAAGTTATACTCCATATCATTTTGGTTTTAGTTATAAAGACCAATTTGGACAACAACAAGTGTATGAACTTGCAAAAGATGATATTAAAGATGAAATAAAAGTATCTAAAAATAATGATTGGACAAAAGAAGCTAATTGGATTGAAAAACAAAAATCAAAAGCTTTAAAAGAAGTAAAAAAGAAAAATATCATTCGTTATGATTATAGATTTAAAGAATCTCAAAATCTATTTTCAAAATCTGTTCAAAAAGACCAAGATGATATGTTTTTTTATGATTCAATTATTGATGCCTATCATGACGATGAATTAACATTTTTAGATGCTGAACGTAAACTTAAAGAGAAAGGAATGAATTTAGATGGTACAGCTATCAAGAAGATATAGTCGTAACAGTGAATTAATAAATCAACAAAAACTTGGTAAAGATATAACTGTAATAGGGGCTGGAGGAATTGGTTCAGCCCTTACTACTTATGCT